CCGTTGTCAATGTATAACCACCCATATCCATCAAAGTCATAGCGCATAGCCACCGGCTCTTGATCCGGCTTGCGCTGTAGTGCATCTTTGTTTTTGCCGTCATACAATCCACTCATGTAGGCAATAGTCAGGTCATCAGATTCTTGATCTGACTGTTCTTTCTTCTCGTTTGGCACCCATTGCATGATCTGTCTCTTTCTCCACCCTTGGGCGGTCATAGTATTATTCCAGTATTAGGATCGCGGAGCAACTCCTGCTCCCACCTGCCATCCTTGTCGCGCCGTCCGTCAATCGGCCAGTAGTGCTTGCAGTCCTCCGGAGCATACTGAGCCCAGACTTGGTATGGCGTTGTCTGCGTAGCTGTGTGGCGGTAGCACGTATCTTTTTTGTTGCACCCCGCACCGGGGCACATCGTGATATCAGGCATCTTTTTTCTCCTTCGCTTCCATCTCACGGATATCCATCGCAGCATCAGCCACGCCGTGCCAATCCTTCTGCTTCACTTTGAGCAGTAGGTACGCAATCATCACTTCAATATCACTCATGCCAGCACCTTCCCGATCCAAATCAACGCACCGATTACAGCGACACCAAACCCCATCATCATCGTTGCTGCACAAGCGTCCTCAAACCACGTACCTCGGTCTTTGCTGCTGTTGATCGGATCACAGAACATCACGAACACAATGAACGACACAACAATCATGAACAACCCGCCAAAAAATATCATGCTTTCTCCCTTGCAGCTTTGCTCATATAGTCGCGGTAGTACTCTTTAGCTTTTTTCTTTGTGCAGTCTTTGCACCAACTGTTTAGCGTTGCGTACTTTGTTGTATGAAACTCGTATGGGGGCTTTACAACATGGCACTTGCTGCATTCAGCAGACGCATTTAAAAAGCGCTTGGCGCGCGGTGTGTAGATTACGTCATTCATTATTTTCTAACTCCTTTACTGTTAGTGTGTTGATACGCCATAGCATGTTCTTTGCGCGGTTGCCACCTTCAAATTGCAACACCATGCCATGGCGACGAATCAGCCCTTCTTTCACCATCTTTTGCAAGTTGACGCCTACGGCTTGCGGCGTCTGTCCAAGCTGCTCTGCAATATTGCGGGTGGTAATCTCGCGGTTTGCAAGACGCACCTCCCGCATTGCAGCAATAACTCGCTTTGCCGATTCCCTTACTTTGACTGTATTTTTGGCAGACATGTAATCTCCACCACTGCTGGGATTTGTTGGCCATTGACTCTGCGCTTTGTAGATAGCACCACGGGTCGAAGGCCCGCCGCCTCGCATTCATTGATGCCGGCAATGACCTCTGCTCGAGTCAGTGCCTGCACTTCTTTCTCTACGGCAAGCCCAGAGATTGCATCAGGGGTTGCAGGCGCCACGACCGGCTCCACCTTGGTAGTAGCACCTGGGAAAGAAGCACATGCACCCAAAAGGGTCGTTAATGCAATTGCGATAAATTTCATTTTGCCACCTGTATAAGTTGAGTTCCAAGAGTTGAGCGTTCGCGGTTGAATACGACAGTAATGTCAGTGTTTGCTGCCTTGGTGGGAGTGAATTTCCCGTCCAAGATGTACAAGTTCCTTTCCCGCAGGTACTTAATGCACGCCTTACGGCGCTCATCGTATCGTCGAGGGTCAACAGGCTTGCAGTTTTCGACCGGAATTAGTTCGGGGGCCAAAGGGTCGTATGCCCAAAGGCTGTTGATTGCATCTGCTAATCGCATGTTGCGCCCCTATCAAACAAGTGAAAACAAAAAGATGGTGGCAACCCAACACATGATTGCTAGGATCATGACACTGGCTGCAAATACGAGGGCACCTAAGATGGCTTGCATAAAGACTCCTTTCAATTATCAAAAATAACTACATACAAGTTACAACGACAACAACCACTTTGAAAAACCAAACTTTGGATCAATCGTGCGGTTGCACAATGCTACTGCTTCTTCATGCGCAATGAATGGTGGATAGTCAAGATCATGACTGCTAAACTCATTGTTTGCAATGATGGCGTTGAACATTTTTATACGCGACTCATACACATGAAAGGAGCCTACCGATACCGTTAGGTCGCCGCGTTCTATGCGAAGCAATGCGGCCACAATTTCATGCAAAAAGCTAAACGTAGGTAGGTCATTTCCCATGCCCCACAAAATGTCTTGCGATCGCATGATTACACGGCAGTACAAGCGACCATCACGAATTCTAAACTCAATTGCTATTGTGCAAGGCACATCCGTGGCATCCGCCGCAAGATGATCCGGATCAGTGCCATACATAGGGATGACGGCTCGGCGGCTAAAGTTGTCTTTTTCTAGAATGCTTGCAATCCATAGTGCCCCATGCGGCCCAAACCAATATGACCCATAGTTGCTATTGAGCTTTCCATTAAGCACAATCTTGCCCCACTGCGCGGCATGCTCAGCAATTGACAAATCCGTAGGGTCGGCGTTGATATACCAAGACATTTCCCGCTTGATGTACGGCAGGTTGAGATTGCGCCCTGTAAAAGCATTGAAGCGTACGTACGGCGCAACTGTGTACGTAAAGTTTTGCAACTCCAATGTTCGCTCGCCTCGGGGGCTATACCATGCGCCATGCGTATGCAACGCCTGATATAGCTTAAGCAAATCCCACTCTGCGTTGATTTTAGCTATTTCCATGATCGCGCTCCATGATGGCGTATGGCTGGTCAGGGTAGTGCTGTATGTGATGCAAAGGCGGTGGCAGCTTTATGGCTTCTACATTGCTGTTCAATGCCCATGCGTATGCGTTGTTGCCTAGGGCAAACACTTTACTTGGGTTGAGTTGCTTAATGAAGTCAGGATTGGTAGGTACCCCTTGGTGTGTTTGCGTGTTGATCCAGTACACCTGATTTTCAGAGACGCCTTCGCGCTCAAGAGTTTGAGCCAGCATACGGCTTGGGCCATCATTATCCAAAAAGTTGATGAATGGAACAATCAAGGCAGACGCACGCATGTTTGTTCTGGGGCCTTTGTCGCATAGCAGGAGGATATTACCTTCATTAAAGCAGCCACCACCTGCAGCCTTGTTGTCGATTGACCTGTCCTTGATTCTATCCAGTAAGCCATCCACGCTATCTTGCGTGTAGTCATAATGCTCCAAGGGTAGAGCCATGCCTTGGCCAAGGCTATCATATGCCTCGTAGACATCTTTAAGCTGCTCAAGATTGTCAAGATATTCTTCTTTTTGCCGTGACGCAAATGCCTTGGCGCAATTTTCAAAAGGAGGCTGACATAGCACCAGGACAGCACCTCGAGAAAGAGCCAATCTTTCCAGCATGCGCCGCCGAGGCATGTCAACACGATTTGCGCCATTGCGGTACACATCTCCGTAAATAGGCTCCGAGATCCACGCACGATCCATGATGACATGGTCGTCATAGGTCAATGCCGGTGTCATAGTCCTGAAGTACATGCGGCATAGATCAGCGGCATTGACGCCTGTGTATGGGCCATGCTTTGCGATATGCACCATGCGCTCACGTTGAAGCCGTTGCCGCAATGTGTCTGCCAATTGCGTTTTGCCCGAGCCATCCGGGCCTTCAAGAATAATGATCATAGAAAATCCTCTAATGCTGAAAGCGTGTCATGCAAAGTTGCAAGTCGTGCGCTTAGTTGTTGCGATTGCTGCTGTGCTAAGTTTGCCTGCTGCATGTCAGACATGGCCTCAATTTCTCGTAAAGTAAAGCTGTACGCAGTTCCAATGGTTGCAAGTTCTGCCTCATCGCCGCCTAAGATGCAACCGGCAGCTTGAGCATGTAGGTACCTTACACGCCACCAACCGGAGCCTGCATGCGCATAGCTGGGGCATAGTATGCCTTTGTAAGAGCCGTAATCCCAGACGATGTCAGACTCCAACTTGCGAGGTTGACCCAGTGCCTTACCACCAATGGCATGCACAGGCCAAGTCAGTCGTTGGCGCTGCGCCCAAAGATGGGAATCAGCCGATAGGCTGGCGTTGTACCACTCTGACTTTCTTTGCTGCCACGACAGCTTATGCACAGCAGGCATGCCATGCGACTGGTACAGCGAAGAAGGATCCCACGCATGCAATTGCTTGACTGGCAGTTTAAGCTTGTCATGGTTGCCCCAGGGGAATAAAGGGGCTATCCATGTACGATCCACCAGAGAGGCCTCAGAAACCATTGGCACCCATGAGGGTAAGATCCTTTGGAAGGACCAGTCATCGAGGCACACAGGGGCATCTGGCCGCTTTTGCAACACATGCACTACTTGCTCCGCATTGACCGCGTTCGCGTCCAAAGGGTACAGATAGACGAAAACGCGGTCATACGCAGCAAAGTCCTCATCCAGGCGAACCGCGCGGTGGTCAACCGTATGGCCTAGTATGTTGAAACCCAGACGCATAAGTTCAGGGATAGACGCAAACTTTGTAGACTTTGCGCGATCAGGATGATTGATATGCGTCTCGGTTACGCCTGTGATAAGGATACGCACGATTATGCCTCCGCCGGAAGCTCGACTGAAATGTACTGTGACGCAACGTCATTCTTGATGTCACCAGTACGGCCGCCAGCAGCCACGTACTCGGCAATGGTCATACCCGACTGATACAACGCAAAACGTTGAAATGCCAACGTGCCTTTGTTCTTCGGGTTTTCCGTAGCCAGTACGGTGATGACGCTGTTCTTCGGATAACGGGCGTAACGGGGTAGCTCAGACATAAGTCAGTCCTTTGTAAGTTGTACGACAATGGGATAGATGTACTGCATGGAGTGTATACCTTTCAATGATCAACAGGGGCAATCATATCACGCTTTATATACTCTTTGACTGCTGTCAGCAAGTTTTGTTGCGTTTTGTCCTTTTTCTGAACTGCGAGCATAATGGCCTCATCAATCGTGTCTTTTGCCACGATATGGTGTACCACAATGTGGTTGCGCTGGCCTTGGCGCCAAAGCCGGCGAATGAATTGCTCGTAAATCTCAAGTGACCAGGTCAAAGAGTACCAGATCACCGCATGCCCTGAGCCTTGCAAGTTTAGACCATGCCCGGCCGACATTGGGTGTGCAAGCAAGACAGGAATTTTCCCAGCATTCCAATCCTGTATGATGCCCTCAAGCTTGGCGCCTACAACGCCGGAGCCAATGACCGGTGCAGTCGGGAATGCGGCTTTCAGTCTTTCCAAGTCATGCTGAAAATGGTAGCCAATGATGCAAGGTTGCCCTGACAATTCTTCAACAAGATCTTGTACGGCTTCCGTCTTGGCGTCATGTATTGACGTGGAAACACGAGTTGGGCCATCCAAGTATGAGCCACCATTGGCAATTTGCTGGCCTTTCATAACAGCCACTGCAGCATTGACGGCCGTAATGTCGCCTTCTGCCAACTCAATGGTTAGTTCTTTTTCAAACGCGTCGTAAATCTTACGCGCAGAAGCTGGCAGCTCGACATTGATGGTGTTGTAGGTAAGCTCAGGCAAGTCCAAGTGATCCAAAGCTGCCATTCGTAGAACCTTACCTTCCAACTTAGAGTAAATCACTTGCTCGCTTTCAGGCTTTAGCTTCCATTCAAAGCCGCCGTAGCCTGTAGGGTAGAAGTACTCGGTGCGGAATCGCGAAATATAAGGGCCAAAGGTAGCCCCTTGGTCAATGATGTATTGCGGCCCAAAGATGTCCATCAAACTGTTGGGTGCAGGTGAGCCCGTCAATCCCCATCGCCGATCAAACTTGTTAAGCAAAGGCTTGAGTGTTTTGAAACGCTGCGTCTGCGTATTGCGCAGGTACGAAATTTCATCCGCAACAAGGATGTCAAAAGGCCAAGGCTTATCACGCAGCGCTGTGGACAACCAGCGCAAGCCTTCAAAGTTGATGACGTAAATGGCGTGGTTCTTTGCCAGCTCACGGGCCTTGTTGCCACCATGCAAAACTCCAACCGAAAAGTGGCTGAATTGCTCCCACTTTTTTACTTCCGGTGGCCACACCATATAGGTGGGGCGCAATGGTGCAATCACCAGCATCTTTTTTGCCATGCCTTGCAAGTGCAATGCACGAAACGCAGACAGCACAACAGCAGTTTTGCCTAAGCCCGGGTCAAGCCACAATGAGCCTGAGCCGTTTGAGACTAAGAACTTGACTGCTTCCTTTTGATACTCATGCGGTTCCCAAAACATGATCAATCCCTTCTTTAGAGTCAATGACATGCACCAAATGGCCGCGCATGTACAGGTCTTTATGCAACTTGTTTTGTAGTGCTGAGGTAGTACCACCAGGCCGTTTTAGTTCTACCCACAGCACACGTCTATCAGGCAAAATGACAAGCCGATCTGGCCAACCACGATTAAAGCGTACATGCAGTTTGAGACTTAGCAAATTGCGCTTTTTGCATTGCGCTGAAAAGTATTGCTCAAGGTGGCGTTCAAGCAGCACGCTTACCATACGCAAGGCCCGCCATTGTCTTTGCGAAAGTGGCACCACTTGCAAAGGTATGTCGGCTTAGGCGCATACACCTTGTCATTGCCAATACGATCAATCCTGCCATCCACCCAAGCTTTAAGGCTTTCAAACTCGTCACGCTCGGTGATGCCTTGACTGACGCGGCGGTTATGGTCGACGTAGCAAATCTCCTTTGACACACGCGTAATCCATGGGTAGTACGCAAAGATCATGGCCGCGTATAGCTTAAGCTGCTCGGTGTAGTCGCGCTCTTTACCTGTTTTCCAATCCAGCACGTGGGCCCAGGTATCTTCAAAGTAGATCACGTCAAAGACGCCGCGCAAATGCACTTCTTCAGAAAAGAAGTCGCATGGCTGCCAGTCTTTGGTCAAGCCAATTCGCACTTCAGGTTGCGCGTTCTTGCTCTTAAGCTGCTCCAGATACTCAACCCACCAGGTGCGTGTGGTATCCACCAAGGTAAGCCCCTTAATGGCTTCCTCAAACTCAGCATGGATAAGCGTGCCACGTTCTGCTGCAGTGCCGCTAGGCTCTTCAAGTCGATCAATGCGTGTAAGCTTGTACTTTAAAGGGCACGTTTCGTACGATGAGATAGATGAATGTGAGAAGCTCATTTTGTGTCCTGGTAAGTGTTGCCAACTTTATAGTCAGAAACCATAGGCACATCCATTGCAACGGCGTTGCACATGGCATGCATAAGGCAGTTTGCTTCACGTTCAATTGCGTCTTCAGGCGCCGAGATGACCAATTCATCATGCACACTAAGCAAAAGCCGGCTACCGTTGCGTGTCTTTTGAAACAGCAGCATGGCGGCCTTGGCCTGATCAGCAGCCGAGCCTTGAATCAGTAGGTTGACACCTTTGTAGTCAAACTCACGGTACCTACCATTGATCATCTTGGCGGGCTCCATCTTCACCATGCGGTTGCCTACCGTGCGTAGTGGTTGCCCCAGCTTATACCGCGTGCGCATCGTATCTTGCATGGACTTAAGCCCCGGTGCCACAGCAGTGGTATAGGCATCCATCAAAGTGCGGGCCATGTCATACGACACTTCCAGCATTTCACTGATTTTCTTTGGCCCAGCCCCATACAAAATCGCAAAGCTTACGCCTTTGCTATACGTGCGGCTTACCTCACGGCCGGATGCCTCGGTCATCATAGTCGCGGCGTAGGTATGCAAGTCAGCACGTGCATCCTTCTGATATTGCTGCATTAGGTTGCCACCTTCAAAGTGCGCAAAAATACGTAGTTCCTGTGCATTGAAGTCGCATGCTACAAGCTTATGGCCTTCATCGGCTAAGATGAAGCTGCGGATGAGCGGGAGGGGTGCAACGGGGAGATTGTCGGGGAGCTGAACTTTCGGATAACGGATAGGCGCATTTTGAAAGTTAGGTGTTGAGGAGAGCCGGCCGGTCCGGGTGCCCCCACGCTCACCTCGTACACTGTTCCAGTTTGTGTAGATTCTGCCTGTAGATGTAGAAGCTTCCAGCCAGGGCTCAATGAAAGTTGACAAACATGTTGATAGGTTGGCTCTATATCTAAGGACATCCTTAAGCTCCAAGTGTGTAAGGATCTCCCCTAGTGTTTCCTTGTCGGCCTTAGGGGCTCCTTTGTCTGTTGTTGGCCAGCCTTTTGTTTTGTCCCAAAAGTCGGTGGGATAAATACTATCGACCAGCTGCACGTCGCTGTCAATGTTCAACTCAGGAGAATTCAATAATGCACGAACCCAAGCATCACACAACGCCAGGTCTTTTATTGCTTGCAGTCTTGCTTTATGCAGGCCATCACGATCTACCCGTACGCCTAACCGTGAATTTTCAAGCAGCATGGGGATCAGCTCTAGCTCACGAAGGTA